GGAGCCGATACCGGTGTGGGTTCGACTCCCATCCCCGCAACGTCTTTTTAGCTCCGGGGGGACACTATGGTTTCGTTTGATGCGGCGACGGATCCGGGGGCGTTTGCTGAGCAGGTGTTGGGGCAGCCGTTGTGGCCGTATCAGTTGGAGTTTGCGCGGTCGAAGGCTCGGTACCGGTTTGTGTGTGCTGGCCGGCAGGTGGGTAAGTCTACGGCTTTGGCGACGATTGCCCTGTTTGAGGCGGCGACTCGGGCGAACATTTTGGTGTTGGTGGTGTCTGCTGGTGAGGATGCGGCGAAGCGTGTTTTGGCGGATTGTGTGGGGTTTGCGTCGCATTCTGCGATTTTGTCGAGTTCGACGGTGGATGAGGGTAAGAGTCTGCTGTCGTTGATCAATGGTTCGCGGATTGTTAGTGTGCCGGCGTCGATTAAGCAGATTCGTGGTAATCCGGTGGATTTGCTGATCTTGGATGAGGCTGCGTTTATATCGAATGAGATATGGGAGTCTGCGGAGCCGTCAATTTTGGCGCGACCCGGTTCCCGGGTGATTGCTACGTCTTCGCCGTGGGGGTCGATGGAGCATTGGTTTCGTCGTGGCTGGAATTTGGGTAAGGATTCCCGTGACGCCTGGTATGAGTCGTGGCAGTGGAGGTCGTCGGATTCGCCGTTGGCGGATGCGGAGCTGTTGCAGCGGATTCAGGCTGCGAACGGTGACGACTATTTCAACCGTGAGTACAACGGTGAGTTCCAGGACGATTCGGGGTCGTATTTCACTGAGCGTGAGCTTGAGAGTGCGGTTGCCGATTATTCGATGACGGCGCCGGAGGATTTGGACTGGTTTTTGGATGGCCGGTATCCGGCTGCGGGCGGCGTTGACTGGGGTTTGAATGACGCGAACGTGCTTGCGTTGGTGTCGCCGTTGGAGGATTACGGGCTGAATCGGAAGATTTTGGGCGACCATATCCCCTTCTTCATCCCGTGGTATATCAGTGGTCACAAGTGGCCGTATAGCCAGTTCATTGATGAGATTGTTCGCACGGCAGGGTTTTATCACATGCCGGTGATTGCGGCTGAGACGAACGGTGTCGGCCAGTATCCGACGACGATGCTGGATGAGAAGATCCGGTTGAAGCATAAAGTGTCGGCGGTGGCGCCGGTGAACACGGATGCGAAACGTAAACAGTCCGGGTTTGGCATGATCAAGGGTTTGTTGCAGACGCAACGGCTGGTGTTGCCGCGTGACCCGGAAATGTTGAAGCAGCTGCGCAGTCTTGAAGTGTCGTATACGGCGCAGGGGACGATGCAGATTCGTGTGCCGGAGCGTGCAGGGCATGACGATGTGGCGATGGCGTTGATGCAGGCGGTTTCTGCGGTGGCGCCTGAGCGTGCGGTTCGTCCGCCGGCCGGGTTTGGTCAGGTTGTGCCGGTTCCTGCCGATTTGGAGTTGGTGGAGACGAAGAGTGGCTTGGTGGTGCCGGCGGTGCCGCGGCCTATGTCGTTTATGCGGCATGTGTTTTCTTATCCGCGCGGTTCGGAATCCGGCGAAGGCTGGTGACCGGTGTTCAACTCGTTGAGGGAACGCCAGAGGTCGCCGATCAACACTTTGATCGGTTTCCCCTGCTGCTTGTAGTCAACATCTGTGGGGTTGTCGTAGTCCCACCACTCCTTACCATCGTACTCGGCACGCCACATGTGCCGGCCGTCCGAAAAGCGAACGATCAGGTCCGTGGCGACTTCGGCGGCTCCGTATCCGTCATCGTATTCGCGGTCAGCCAGTTCCTCGAATTCTGCCCACGTGCACGAGTACTCGCCGTCCTCTGACCCGATGAAAGTCACTTGGTCCACAGTGTGGCCCGAGCGGCGAATGTCCTCACGCGTTTCGCTTAGCAGATTCATGTTCCGATTCTACCACCCCATATGGGGTTACGCGACCCGGAAGGGGTAACCGATGGCGCTGCCCGCTTCTGATACGAAAGCCGAGTGGCCTCCGAAGAACATGCAACACATTTTCGCGTACATGCGCCAATGGTCTGCATGGTATTCGAACGATATTGCGAAGCTGCAGGAAGCGTACGGCGGCGGCGCTTCAGCGGACAGCACCGGCTTCTTCGCGTCTGACACGGGCGGATACAAGCCGACAATCGGGCAGCGCATCCAGCGGTTCTTTGTGGCGCAGCGTCCGATGGGGCCGAACCGGAACACGAAACTGCCTATGCCTGTGGCTGGGATGATCTGTCAGGCAATGGCGGACCTTCTGTACGCGGAGCCGCCCACTTTCACGGTGGCTTCCGGTAACGCCCTGGATATGCCTGATGCGCCTGACGCGACGACCGGGAACACGCCAAGCGCGAACCCGACTCAGGCGCGGCTGAATGAGCTTGCTGATGCTGGCATGTATTCGGTGCTTGCTCAGGCAACCGAACTGGCCGCAGCATTGTCTGGGTCGTTCGTTCGGGTCGCCTGGGACAAGCAGGTGGTTGACGATCGCCCATTCTTGGATGTGGTTGACGCTGACATGGCGTTGCCGGAGTTCCGGTGGGGTCGGCTGGTTGCGGTCACCTTCTGGGAGGTTGTGGCCCGGGACGAGCAGACGGTATGGCGTCACCTCGAACGTCACGAACTTTCCGGCATCACCGGCAACGGCATCATCCTCCACGGCCTGTATAAGGGCGAGGATGACAAGCTGGGCGTCCGTGTGCAGTTGACGGATCGGCCGGAGACGGCGCCGTTGGCGGCCATGACTGCCGGGTCCACCATCAAGGATGGTGTGGACTCGCTGACTCCGGGGCTGTGCGTCGAATATTTGCCGCATCCTGGCCCGAACCGGTTGTGGCGTGATGACCTCATCGGCCGCAACTTGGGCCGTTCCTCACTGGACGGCATTGAGCATCTGATGGATCAGTTGGCGGAGACGCTTTCCGACTGGATGCGTGCTCGCCGTGCTGCGAAAGCTCGCGTCTGGTTCGACAAGTCTCTGCTCGGCAACCCGGGGCCTGGCGCCGGCATGGTCGCGGATTTGGACCAGGAAGTTTTCATCGGCACTGAGGAAACCGTCAAGGGTCCGAACACGACCATGGCGGACAAGATTCAGATTGTGCAACCGAAATTCGACCCTATCGGGTACGAGAAGACTGCGCAAATGCTGTTGGATGACATTCTCCAATTGTCCGGGTTCACCCTGCAGACGTTCGGCATGAACACAACCGCGTCTCGCGGTGTTGAGACGACGGCGACTGAGGTTGAGGCGCGTGAGCGTCGCACGTTCATGACCCGTGACCGTCTGATTCGTGCGCAAATGCCGCACCTGGCCAGTGTGCTGCGGAAACTGTTGGCGGTGGACCGAGCCATTTTCAACACACCTAACGAGGACTCGCCTATCACGGTGGCGTTCCCGGATGGTGTGCAGGAGTCGATGCTGAAGCTTGGGCAGACCGTGTTGACCCTGTTCACGGCTGAGTCGGCGTCTGTTGAAGAGCGTGTGCGCATTCTGCACCCGGACTGGAACGACGACCAGTGGCAGGCCGAAGTGGACCGGCTCAACAAGGAGAAGGCTGCCGCGCAGGCGGTTGTTGCTGATCCTGGCGGGGATGGCGGCCAGTTGAAGGATGAGCTGCCGCCTGGCGTTGACCCGACGGGTGCGCCGGCCCGCAAATACTGAAGGTGGGTGACGGGTGAGCAATCCGCAACCGCAGCAGCAGCAAAACAATGCTGCCGTGTTGCTCCCCGTCACTCTCGCCGCGGCTACCACCGTTGCCATTGGCGCGATCACGAAAGTTCAGTTGGAACTGTTCACCGCGTTTGCGGCGCTCATCGCCCGTTACGGGGTGGGTGACCTTCTCCGGTTTGCGATGCGCAAAGCGGCCAATCAGGCTGTGGCGAAGATGCAGGCTGATATTCCGGGCCTGGTCGATCAGGTGATCAATCGGGCCGTCGCGGATGGCGCTGCTGCTGGCAGTGGTGGCCCGAATGTGCCAGAGCAGGCTGGCGGTTCTGATAGTTCGTCGTATGAGTCACATGCGGAACGTTCGGCCCGTGCGATTCGGGAGGATCTGCAAGGGAAACTGAACCAACTCGGTTACCGAATCACCCGTTACGCGGATGATGTGTACCGGGCGGTGACGGCGGATGCGTCCGTGGCTGAAGTGCTCGGGTTGACGCCGGCGCAAGCGCAGCATGAGGCGTACCGGAAGTTGGTGTCTAAGGGCATCACCGGTTACCGGGACTCGCGGGGCCGCGACTGGGAGTTGTCCGCGTACGTGGAAATGGCTGTGCGGTCTTCGGTGGAGCGTGCGTTCAACGTGTCCCATTTGGACCGGATGCAGTCTCTGGGAATCGAATTGTTCACGGTGACCGATGACGGCGCCCCGTGCCCGTTGTGTGCTCCTTGGCAGGGCCAGGTTCTGTCGGCGTTGCCGGATCCGCGTGCGGCGGCGACGATCGGTGACGCTCGGGCTGCAGGCTTGTTCCATCCTCGCTGTAAGCACACGTTGGTTGCTTACTTCCCGGGCATGACGATTGCTCCTCCGGGACCGTGGACGGCGCAGGATCAGCAGCGTTACGACGACACGCAACGGCAGCGTGCGTTGGAGCGGCAGGTTCGTGCGGCGAAACGGTTTGAGGCTGCAGCGTTCACCCCTGAAATGAAGGCGCAGGCGCGTGCTGCTGTGCGGCGCGCTCAGGCACAGTTACGTGACTTTGTTGCGCAAACGGGCGGTGCCCGCAATTGGAGCAGAGAGCAGTTGAACTTGGGGGCTTGACCCCTCACTAGGCCCCTGACGGGGCCTTTCGTATTTAAACGTCCCGCCAGGAGCGGGTGAAAACCGATCGGACCCAGGAGGCCCAATCTTATGTCTGATGTAATCCCCACTCCCCCGCCTGCAGCCGCTCCGACTCCCCCTGCAGCCGCTCCGACTCCTCCGGCGCCGGCAGCTCCTGAAGCTCCTGCTGCGCCACAGTCCGTTGCTGAGCTGCCCGACTGGGCGCAGAAGATTGTCCGGGACGCGAACGCTGAAGCTGCGAAGTATCGCGTTGACGCGAAGACCGCGGCAGATCAGGCGCAGAAGGATCTGGCTGAGAAGCTGTCGGTCGCTCTCGGTCTGAAACCGGATGCGGCATCGGATCCTGCAGTGCTCACCGCGTCTCTCACCCAGGCGCAGCAGAACGCGCAGAAGGCCGCCCGTGAACTGGCGATTTTCAAGGCTGCGTCCACGGTTGGAGCCGACCCGAACCGGTTGCTCGACTCCAACTCATTCATGTCTTCCGTTGCGGGTCTGGAACCCGACAACGGGGCAGCCATCACGGCTGCGATCACCGCCGCAATTACGGCGAACCAATCTCTCAAAGCAGTCCAGGCGGCGGCAGCGAGTGGCACTGAACTCGGCAGGACCGGGGAGACAGGCCTCATCACAGAGCAGCAACTCGCTGCTATGTCACCTGAGCAGACGGCCGCCGCCTTTAGAGCGGGCAAATTGGCGCATCTGCTCGCCTAAAAATTGAAAGGTAAGTGACTCTTGAGCATTCTCAAGTTCCGGCCTGAGATTTGGTCTGCCACGCTGCTCGTAGCGCTTCGGCAGGCCCTGATCTACACGGCCTTTGTCAACCATGACTACGAGGGTGAAATCGCTGAAATGGGCGACACCGTTCGTATCACGTCCGTTGGTCGTCCGATCATCCGTACGTATGTGCCGAACTCGACTGTGATCGTCCCCGATCAGGTCAGCGACTCGCAGCGCACACTGGTCATCGACCAGGCCGACTACTTCGCGTTCGACGTGGACGATGTGGATGCCCGCCAGGCGCGCGGCAACGTCATCCCGCAGTCGCTCGATGAGGCGGCGTTCGCTGAGGCGAACAAGCAGGACCAGTTCATTTCGTCCTTCTACACGTCCATTCAGGCGTCCAACCAGCTCGGTGCGATCAGCATCAACTCGGCTACCTCGCCGAACGATGCGCTCGACAAGGTTCTGACCCCGCTGAAGATCAAGCTTGACAAGGCGAACGTTGCCCTTCAGGGTCGTTCGGTTGCGGTCAGCCCTGACTTCCACGGTTGCCTGCTCCGCGACAACCGGTTCATGAAGGTCAACGAATCTGGCACGTCTGAAGGCCTCCGCAACGGTGTTGTCGGTCGCGCCGTCGGTTTCGACATTCTTCTGTCGAACCAGACGCCCACGACCGGTTCCGACTCCGTTGTGATCGCCGGCAACGACCGTGCTATCACGTTCGCCAACCAGATCAGCAAGGTTGAGGCTTACCGGCCTCAGTCGTCGTTCGCTGACGCCGTTAAGGGCCTGTTCCTTTATGGCGCGAAGGTTATCCGTCCCGATTCGCTCGCTTCGGCGAACGTTACCATCTCCTAAGAAAGGGGATAACACATGGCTCGCGTAACTCTTACGCCTACCGCCCTCGCCCCCCTCACCGTCGGCAGCACTGTCGCCGGTGTGGCCGACCCTGCTGGCACGGCATCCGTGGCAGGTGCTGGTAACGGTTTCACCATTGCCGCTCCGTCCACCGGTTCCAGCCAGCGGTATCTGTTCCTGCGTGTCGCGAACGCTTCGGGTGGTTCCGGCACCATTTCGGTGCTCGCCGGTACCCAGCCCCTCGCGAACGCGTCTGGTCGTGGCCCGCTCACGGTCACTGTGGCGAACACCACCACTCAGTGGGTGGGTCCGTTCGACTCGTCCATTGTGGAGCAGAACGACGGCAGCCTCTCGATTGAGACTTCCGTTGTGATGACTGTCACCGCGTTCACGCTGGATGGTCGTCGCGTCTGATGCCGAAAACGGTCCACATTCTCGGTGAGGGAGGGGCGATCCTCTCCCTCACTGAGGAAGCCCTGACGGAACCGATTAGGGACCGTCTGCGCAAGGGGTACCTGAAGTATGTGAATGCTGACGGTACCCCTTGCAAGGAGAAGCCTCGTACTGCCCCCAAGGTCACCGACTCGAAGAGTGAGTGGGTGGGTTGGGCGGTGTACGCATCCCAGAAGACTGATAACCCGATCACCCCGGATGACGCGGATGCGTTGACGAAAACGGATCTGATCGAAATGTATGGGGTCCAGAAGAAGGGGTAACCAATGCCCGCATTTTACGGTGACTTTGTGCTGCCCCCTATGTTGGCGCAGCCCACCGACCTTGCCACCTACACGGGTGCTGCGGCGCCGGCGAACGCGACGATTCTGTTGCGCTCAGCGACCTCACTGGTGCTGGATGCAACGAACCAGTCGTATTACAGCGCGGATCCGACAACCGGCTTGGCTACGGACGCGCAGATTGCGGCGGCAATGAAGACGGCGACCATCATTCAGGCCGCCGCGTGGGCGGCGACCGGGTATGACCCGCTGACTGGCGGCATTGTGACCACACAGGTTGTGAAGTCGTCCAGGGCTGGGGCTGCGTCGGATACGTTCGCTGACGCCGCACAGGCCGCGCAGTCCCGAGTGGAGGCCATGAAACATTTGGTGCCGGAAGCGGAGCGTGTGCTGCGGTTGAACAACCTTCTGCTGCCGTTCCCGTGGGTGTTCGGATGAACAAACGATGGTTCATTGACACGGCCAAGGTTGAGACATACCAGGGCGCCGGCGCGTATGAGGACAACTTTGCGCCGCCGGTCACACACTCGGGGTTCTTTGACGGGGCGATCCGGCTGGTTCTTGACAAGGAGGGCGACCAGGTTGTCTCGGTGAGCACATGGTTTACCGCGATTGAGAACGCCCCCGTTTACACACTCGATTCGAGAGTGACCGGTTCCGATGGTCGTGTTGGCCGGGTGATCAAGGTGAACTCGCTGAGAACCCCCACCGGCATCGAAGACCATGTGGAAGTCCATCTGCTGTAGGAGGCGTCATGGGGGCTGAAGGCTTCATTGCCATGATTGACGCGGTGGATGCGCGGGTGGAAGCGGAGAAGACTCACGCTTGCGTGAAGGGTGTGGAGTTTCTGCGCCCGTTCGTGGTGGAGCAAACGCCTGTGGACACCGGCCATTTGCGTTCGTCCGAGGAGCCACGCCCCACGGCTGAGGGTGCAGAGCTGTTCATTCCCGGGCCGTACGCACGTCGGCAGCATTATGAGCTGACATGGAATCACCCCCGCGGCGGCAACGCCCTCTACCTTGAGTTGCCGTGGATGGCGCACGGTCAAGAGGCTTTGGCTGTTGTGGCTGCGGAACTGAAAAAGGTGATGTGATGCAGAACGATCTGCTCGACGGCATCGCCAAACTCATTGCCGCGGCCGGCATCGCCGCATATGACACGACCGGCTCATACCTGCCGACGGATACAGCCATCTATATCAAAGCTGTCCCGCCGACACCCGACCGGATTGTCACCCTGACGGCTTACGGGGTGGATGATAACGCCACGCTGCCCATGTCAAGAATGGGTGTGCAGGTGCGCGTGCGCGGCACCAAGGATGCTCGTGACGTGGATGATCTGGGGGACAGCATCTTCCAGATTTTGCACGGTCTAGTCCATACCACGTTCGGGTCGGTGTCGGCGGACCAAATCTTGCGCAAGCAGTCGGTGACGCTCGGCGTTGACGACAGCAAACGCTGGTCGCGGGCTGACACGTACTACGTGGATTTGGCCGACCCTCCCACAGTCAACCGCCCATCAGGCGGTTCCTGGTAACCCAGAAAACCAGAGCAATGACCCCTCCCGGTGAGGGGCTTTTTTCGTTAACGCCCCAACGCCTTTAGGAGGCTCAAAGAAATGCCCAACTCTCTAGCTCGACGGTTCCGCGTCGATGTTTCATCCGACAACGCCACATGGGTCAAGCTCGGCGCAATCCAGGACTTCGCAACGAGTGAGAACGCGACGACTCAGGCCGCGGACACGTACGACACGAACGGCTTCGCCGCTTTCGAGAAGACGATGACCGGCTGGAAGCTGGTCGTCAAGTTCTTCCGTCCGACGACCGCGAACCTTCCGTCCGACCCCGGCCAGGCCATCATAGAGGCTGCCCGGTTCCAGTTCGGTACTTCGGCTCGTGTGTATGTGCGCTGGTACGACAAGAACGGTTACTCGAACGGCAACTACAGCGGTTACGCCCTGGTGGAGTGGCAGCAGTCGAAGACCGCTGTGACTGACATTGAGGAAGTGACTGTCACGTTCACGGGTGATGGTGCGCTGACCTCGATCGTCAACCCGTACGCGTCGCCGGCTGTCCCGGTTATCACGTCGGTTACCCCGTCTGCTCAGACTGTCACGAACCTGATCAGCATTTCTGGTAGCGGATTCATTGGGACCGTCCCGACCAGTGGTGTCACCGTCGGTGGCGTCAACTCGACCGGTTGGACCGTCGTGTCGGACAACCTCATCGTCGCGAAGATCCCGACCGGTTCTGCCGGCTCGGCGCCGATCATCGTCACGAACGCGGTCGGCGCTTCCGCCTCGTTCGCGTACACGCGCGGCGCGTAATAGACGGGGGTGTGGTTGGGCTGGGCCAACCACACCCCTCTTCCCCAGTAACCCAGCAAGATTTGAAAGGCGAAACCCAGCATGGCGCTTTCAGCGTACGAAGAGTTTGCTAAGGAACCGCTCGTGTTCCCTTACCGCGGCAAAGAGTATGTGCTCCCCCCGGTGAACATCCCGAATGGGCGTCTCCTCGGGAAGATTCTCGAAGGCAAAGACAAGAAGCTGAACCAGATTCGCGGCGAAGAGCTGTGGAAGATTGTGCTCGGCGGCCTTTGGGAGAAGTTCCTTGAGGATGATGTGCCGTTGGACTTCGCTGTCAGGTGCGGTTTGACGGCGTTGGCTGATATCCAGTACGGACGCGAATATGCGGAAGTCACTTGGAAGGTTGGAGCCGACCCAAAAGCACTGCAGAAGTATATGGCGGAGGAGAAGGCGACTCAGGCGGCTCCGACTCCCAATCGGGCGCAGCGGCGCTCGACCGGTACGGCATCGGTGAAAAAGACCCAGTAACAGGGCTC